CCGGTGTTTCTTTTGGTCAATCTGCATATGCAGTAGAGTTTTACAACAACCAAATATATACTGCTGGGGCTTCTCTGAGCGGTACTATTTTTTATAATGATGGTACCAACTGGCAACAAGTAACACCCAACATGGCGGCTAATAGAATTCAAAATGCAAGATGTTTTAAGCTTTACAACGATCAACATGGCAATCTCATATATTGCGGTGCATTCTCTGGTTTTAATGGTGATTCGAAAAAAACTGGTGTAATGGGGTACAACGGCAGTACATTCTTTGCACTTGGCCCAGGATTATCAGGTTCTACACCGTTTGCAAGCACTGTTGTTTTGTCTGGTGATAATTATATTGTTGGAGGCATATTTAACGACCGCATTTCATACTGTAACTTACCAACTAATTCCAATTTTATAAGATTTTACAACGGAACACCAGGTGATAATGGTTTTACTTCCAGTCAATTTGTTTCAACAATTGCTCTATCTGGCAGTACTCTTGTTTTTGGTGGTCATTTTGATAATCTTAATTCTGTTGCAGTTGTTGTTGGTGCTGTTGATCATGCTGGTGACATTACAAATCTGGGCGGTTTAATCGATGACGATGTGTATAGTTTTAATGGTGTTCCAAGAATAATGCATGCAAATGTACCTGTTAACTACACACTTGATTCCACTATATCAGGCGATTTTACTACCATAGACTTACAGTCATTGCGTGACTCTCTAGATACAATTTCAGGTCTTTATGCATATGGCAGCTCACCTTATCAAGGCATTAGCGGCATTAACATAACCCCATAATAGCATTTTACACTTACCATAATAAAATAAATTGTGGATAGTATTTTCATACAAATTGCTGCATACCGTGATCCGCAACTAGTGCCAACGTTACGAGACTGCATTAAGAATGCAAAGTTTTCAGACAGATTAAGATTTTGCATATGCTGGCAACATGATGATAGAGATAGCTTGGAGGAATTTGCTGATGATAAACGGTTCACTATTTTAGATGTGCCTTATCAAAAGAGCAAAGGTGTTTGTTGGGCAAGAAGCACTATTCAGAATTATTATCGAGACGAAAAATATACGCTTCAACTAGATAGCCATCACCGATTTACTGAAAACTGGGACGATACATTAATAAAAATGATCAAACAATTGCAAAAGAAAGGACACAAAAAACCTCTTCTAACTGGGTACATTCCTAGTTTTGATCCCGACAATGATCCTGGCGCGCGTATTCATGTCCCATGGAAAATGAATTTTGATAGATTTATTCCTGAAGGAGCTGTATTTTTCCTACCCGCTTCAATTGATAATTACAAAGAATTAAAAGAACCTATCCCTGCTAGGTTTTATTCAGCACATTTCTGTTTTACATTAGGTCAATTTTGTAAAGAAGTACCACATGACCCTAATTATTATTTTCATGGAGAGGAAATTAGCATTGCAGTAAGGGCATTTACCCATGGGTACGATTTATTTCATCCACATAAAGCGATCATCTGGCATGAATATACCCGCAAGGGACGAACCAAGCATTGGGATGATGATAAAGATTGGGGCAAGCGCAATGAACAGTGTCATCTGCGTAATCGTAAACTGTTTGAAATGGATGGGGAGAAAAAAGATATTGATTTTGGACCGTACGGTTTTGGTGATAAAAGAACTCTCAAAGATTATGAAAAATACGCTGGCCTTAATTTTAAAAAGAGGGCTGTGCAACAGTATACAGTAGATAACAATCTAGCGCCAAACCCATACATATTTAAAAGTGAGAAAGAATGGGAAGCATCTTTCCTTCAAATTTTCAAGCATTGTATTGATGTGCGGTATGATCAAGTGCCTGAAAAAGATTATGATTTTTGGTGTGTAGCTTTTAAAGATAAAGAAGGTAAGGATGTATATCGCAAGGATGCAGATAAAGATGAAATCCAGCGCATGTTTAATGACCCGGACAAGTATTGCAAAGTTTGGCGAGAGTTTAATTGCGAGACTATGCCTGCAAGTTGGCTGGTGTGGCCTCATAGCATAAGCAAGGGCTGGGCAGATCCAATTACAGGCAAGATAGGCGACAGGGCTAGCTAACATATGATAGCGGTACAAATCGGTGCCAATAGAGGCAATGATGAATTTACATCATTAATAAAAAACGAGCATGTTGATACTCTTGTTTTAGTTGAACCATTAAGCGTTCACAATTCAAGCCTGAACGATTGTTACTCGAATATTCAAAATAAATTTATAGAAAATATTATTATTACAGATAAAGAAGATAGCGAGGAGGTTATTTATTTTCATAAGCTTGACGGGCTAGAATACGGTAATAATTATGAATTAGCAAGCCTTAATAAACAACATTCTTTAAATATAAGAAATTCTTACGAGGAAAAAGAGGTAATCGCGTTAAAGCTATCCAATTTGACAATCAATAATTTATTGGACAAATATAAACTACAAAATATTGATTTGCTATTTATAGATACTGAAGGGTATGATAGCAAAATAATTATGAGTATAGATTTCACTAAATTTAATATTAAAGAAATTTACTATGAAAATCTTCATATTAACGCTTATGAATTAAGAACATTCTTAAAAGAGAAAAATTATTCTGTAAATGAAGGTGTTTTAACATATGGGTGGAATGATAGAGCGGTCAAATGCTAACGCTAATAGATCACGGCAATTTTTATGACTGGTCCTGCTGGGGCGGCACACACAGATATTATAAGAACGAAAAAAAATATTACTGTGATCGTGATTCAGGTATTTTTTCCAATCTTACCAATATGATGTTTTGTATTGCTTTTTTAGAATTGGATAATAAACCGGTAATTGAACTTGAAACAATATTTGGTGAGTATATTTCTTCTGAGAATATATACAGTAAAATTTTTATAAAAAATTCTGATTTGTTATTAGATTTAAATTTAATTCAAAATAAGGAAGCTTTTCTACAAGCACATCCTTCTTACTGGGGAATAGGACAAAATCTAAAAGAAGTAAATTTTAAATTTTATAATAATATTATAAGAAAATTTTTTATGCCTAGTGATGAAACGCTTGAAATAAAAAATAATTTATTAACAAACAATAGTATAAATTTAGAAAAGAGTGTTTTTTTATGGTGCCGACTAACCGATAAGCGTAGAGAAACTGTAGTACCGCCAGTATCTAAGTATATAGAGATTATTGAAAAAAATTTCAAAGATTACGAAATTATAGTGCAGACAGATGATATTAGTGTTTTAAATGAAATTAAAACATATAATTATAATTTTAAATTTTTAAAAGAAATACCCATTGACAACTCTAACACTTTTGATGGCTGTTTCCACAGTAAAATGTGTAACGTTGATGAGGTAGATTTTTACAATAAATACAAAATGTCTAAGGTAGATTACATAAGGCATATGTATGCGGCAGCATTAATCGCTTCAGAAAGCAAATATTTCATATGTTACCCAGGTAATCCTGTAACTTATGTTCCAATGTTAAAAGGTGATACAGATAATACTTTTTTATTTAAAAATCAGGAGCTTTTCTAATGGATATACTTGTACAGCATAATTTTAATACCGGTCTTGGTGATGGGTTATTTGCTATGACAGAATATCTCACAAACATTAAGACTTTAAAAGAATATGGGTTTAGCGCTAAATTGCATTTTAATCTAAGTAGAAATTTATATTTTAAAGAAAAAACACCTCTAGATTACTTGAATAATAACGAATTTAAACTTTTTGATACTATAAGTACCGAGCATTGTGGTATTAATGAAGATACAATTAAAGACTATACATGTGTCTTTACACACGCAAATGCTAATCACGGTCAACACTACTGGGATTTGTTTGTGCATAATTCAGTTTTAGACAAATACCACTCATTCAATTATAAAATTAAACAATTTAATATTAAAGAAATGCTGGCTGGTGTGTTGCCTGATTTTTACCCAAAACTTTCTGAACATATTCTCAGTAAATTTAATGAATTCAAAGTTAAGAATAATTTAGATGATTATGATGCAATATATTTTAGAACGCAAGATTTGCAAGAAGAACTAGATTTTCTTGAAAAAAATAAACACAAATTAAAGGAAATACTTTTTGAAGATACTAGCAAAAAAATATTTTATTGCTCTAACAGTAAAGAATTTAAAAAATATATCAAAACACTATCGAGGCCCAACCTTTACAACTGGGAAATGCCTCTGGAAGAAGAATGGGGCGGAAATCATCTGTTGCATCAAACAATTGACCCTGAAAATCTCCATCAACGAACCATATATTCATTATTAGACATGTGGACTCTATGCTCAGCTAAAAAAATAAATTTCTTCACAACATGGGGTAGGTATTCAAATTTTTTAATTTATGCACCAATTAACCACAGTACAGTTGTATGGTATTAGAAATATCTTCCATTTGTGTAGCTGGTGATTGGTATGTTGGTGAAGTGTACAAGTACATCACTCAACGGTTCATTGAGAAGTACCCAACCATAACATTCCATGTTACAGATAATAAATCATTTGCAGCAAAATACGATATCAATAATGACATCTACAAAAATTCCATAGCCAATATTTACAACTTGCTAATATATAACCCCAAAAACAATAAACTATTTGTTAACAGTCTTAATGATTATGCCCCATATTGTTGTTTGATGGGTGGTGCAGGGGTAGAGAAGTTTGATTTGGTAGGATTTGGATGTGTTTCCAATCACACTCAACACGCTGTTGACAGTTTTAAATCATACAATCTGATACCATCTTTTTATATCGTAGAAAATATGAGTGATTTTGAGCGCATACAAAAATATAAAAATAAACCTAGAAAGTTTAACAGCGCGTATTTTTTAGGTTTAATATATGGCAGAAGAAAAGAATATTTCGATACATTTAAAGATAGTGATTTAGTAAAGATTTGTAACAAAGATGAATTCTGGAAGAATAGAGACGACTATTTTTGTGAGCTGTCTGATTATAAGATGTCTTTTAGCATGGATGGTGCTGCATTAATTTGTCACCGTGATATTGAATCAATAGGTTTGGGTAATATTTTAGTTAGAGAGTATCTGGATGTGAGAATGCATGATCCTTTATTACCCAATATACATTATATTGAAGCCGTTACAAAAAAAGAAAAAGAAACTATGCGAATACAAGACTGTAAAGAGTTAATAATAAATAGAATAAACGATTTTATTAGTAATGAAAAATTAGTCACAGATTATTTAAATGAATGCAGCAGTTGGTTTCAACGCAATTGCATTCCTGAAAACCAATTTAAAATCGTTGAAGATATAACCAACAGTCTAGAACTCCTTCGTTGATATATAGAAAAAGCAAATAATATATTATTATGTCGTACGATCATATAAAGAAATGGGACGACATTTTTTGTGCACAACATGTTATAAATCTAGTTAACCACATTTCGAGTTTGCTCTTAAAAAATAATATCAACCAAATAAACTATCTGGATATTGGTGCAAACGTGGGTAAAGTCTACGATTTATTATCAGAAAGAATACCAATTAACAAAGCATATCTTGTTGAAGCCAGTCCCCTACTTTTTAACTATATCAAACAAAAATATACAAATAATTCAAAAGTACAATTGTTTAATTTTGCCGCTTATAACGAAGAAACAAAAATTCAATTTGATCAATCTTCAATGCTTCATCAATTTGAAACAGATGGATCAAATTTAAATTTAGGTCTTTCTAAAATTCAACACACACCCCAATCTGTTAGTATTGATGCAAAGCGTGTCTCAACATTTTTAAATGAGCGTCAGCTTTTTAGTGAATTATCTTTTATAAAAATAGACACTGAAACAGTAGATTTCATGATACTTGAAGATTTGCTAAAAGTCATATCGTTATTTGACGTTAAACCACTTATTGAATTTGAAAAAAATCATTTCATACAAGGCTTGAGCGATGAACAAGCTCAGCATATACTTGATAAATTTGTAAACTATGGTTATAAACCATTGAATTTAGGTCAATGTTACGGCGACGGGCTGTTAATACCGGAAGGGTTTGTAGAGTAATATGAATAATTTAACGTTAGTTACAGGTATTTGGGATTTAAGGCGCGACCAAGCGGGTGAAGGTTTTAAGCGACCTTTTACTCATTATATTGTAAAGTTTACCGAACTCCTAAGGGCCGCTAAAGAATACAATATGGTTGTTTATATTGAAGAAAAGTATAAAGATTTGGTATTGAGTATAAGAGATCCACAAAATACACAAATTCGTATAAAAGAAGTTGATGAGTTCAAAACAAGCTTTCCTTTTTACGATAAAATTACAGAAATAAGAAATAAAGACAGTTGGCTAAATCAAGCTGGTTGGTTACGCGAAAGCACGCAAGCAACTATGGAACTTTATAACCCCATGGTTATGTCAAAGTTGTTCATGCTTCACGACGAAAAAATTAGAAATTCTTTTAATACAGATTATTTTTATTGGATTGATGGTGGGTTAACTAGCACTGTGCATCACGGTTATTTTTCAAAAGAAAAAATATTAGACAAAATACCAAAAATTACAGATAAATTTCTTTTTATAGCATTCCCTTATGCAGAAGGAGATGAGATACATGGGTTTACTAGAACAAAAATGAATGAGTTGGCACAAACAAAGAATGTAGAGTATGTTTGCCGTGGAGGGTTTTTTGGTGGTCATAAGAATAATATATCGGACATTAACGGTATATATTACTCTCTTTTAAGCAGTACCCTTAATGACGGATACATGGGCACAGAAGAAAGCATCTTTACCCTCATGACATATACTCACCCGCACTTGTTTGCAAAACATATGATAGATGGCAATGGCCTTGTTGGTAAATTTTTTGAAGATATTAAAAACACACCATTTACTGAAAATAAAATTACACTAAATAATTATTCTGGTGTCAACTTATATGTTCTATCATTTAACTCACCAGAGCAGTTTGAGAGATTAATTGAAAGCTATTTAAAGCAACCTGGGTTTGTGCGTGAAACAAAAAATATTTTAATAGATAATAGTACAGATCCCAACGTCAATGGTAGGTATGTAGAGCTTTGCGCAAAATATAATTTTGAGCATATCAAAAAAGATAACATCGGTATTTGTGGTGGGAGACAATTTGTTGCTGAGCATTTCAATTCTACTGATGCCAAATATTATATGTTTCTTGAAGATGATATGAATTTATGTGATGAAAATTTTAAGTTTTGTAAAAATGGTTTTTCGAGATATATTGAAAATCTATATTACAAGATTCAAAAAATTATGGATAAAGAAGAATATGATTTTCTTAAGCTCTCTTTTACTGAATTTTTTGGTGATAATATGACACAGTGGTCGTGGTATAACGTGCCACAGACTATAAGAGAACTATATTGGCCAGACAGCACTAAACTGCCTGTCGTGGGTCTAGACCCAAATGCTCCTAAAACAAGCTTTAAAAATATAGGTTGTGTAGATGGGTTAACTTATATTGATGGTGAAGTATATTATTGTAATTGGCCTCAGATTGTTTCTCGAGCTGGTAATAAGAGAATGTTCCTTAGCACTAAATGGGAACATCCTTTCGAACAAACATGGATGTCATATATGTATCAGTTGACTAAGAGAGATATGTTAAAAAGCGCGGTTTTGCTGGCGTCGCCTATAAATCATGAAAGATTTGCCTTTTATAAAAGCGAAGAGAGAAGAGAGAACTAATTAAATAATAATGTGAATACAGTTACGGTAAACATATCTTCCGTGCAAGACCCGGGTGATATTGTAATGTATAATCATTATTGGTTCTCTGATCCTCTTTCTGGCACAAATATTGCATACCCGGTTACTGCAAATGGTGATTTCTTTACATACAGTACCACACCTACAGTAACAGCAGATGATGGTGGTTTTTTTCCGTGGGGATATATTTTTGAAGATACATTTGAAACTATATATGCTGGCAAATATAAAGGCCTTACAACTTTAAATGTTAATGCATCTGGTTTATCAACAGCTTATTTTCCAATCTTGCGCATATATTATGACTTTGGCGATGGTGAAGTGTATAATAATTCCCGAAATGTATTAATTGATTATTCTAAGCTTGCTATTGACTCTTTTATTAATGGTTATGGTTATGGTGATCCCAAATTTGTAACAGTAGATCATACTTACCAACCAAGCGATACTACTTTCACTGTTACTTATACTGCGCATGTACAAGTGTTTAATGGTAGTTTGGTTGCCAACAACTTCTTCATTATAATAGACATAGTACAAGATTCTATATTTGATTTTGATGACATAAATCTACTCGATACAAAGTTTATATCATTATCTGATAAAACCATAATAAACGTGCTGGAAGCCTCTAATCCTGAATATATTCTAAATAATCTTTTAAAATATAGCAATACTTAGAAAGTATTAAAATTCATAAATATTTTAGATGGAAATCAGACCTTTAAATAAAACAACATTCCCGTCATTAAGATTGCAGTACAATCTTGATTCAACGCTAAATGTAAATAGCGATAATTTTGAAAATGAACAGAATCTTGATGTTCTGCTCAATAATTTTTTAAGTGATGCGCGCGACACATCTTCCAATAAATATAGCAATTTTTATTTAACTAATAGAGTTAATTTAAGTCAAAATATTGAGTTTAAAGAATTAGCAAACCCAGAAGTAGAAGTATTTACAACATGGTTGGCTTCTGACGCAGACAAACAATTAAATACAAAAACAGATTTTTGGACCATTGGAACTGATATTGAAGGTGCTACAACATTACAAGATGTTGCAGCTTCTGGTATTTTTATATCAATCGATAATACATATATTTTTGATATAGAGTTGTTAAATGAAAAGGTTTGTAGGGTGAGTCATACCTATAATAATTACACTAGATACCTCACAATAAACTATCTTAATGCGACAGGCAATAGTTTCTTTTGCTTAGATAATGGCCAAGATCCTTATGATTTAAATTCCACACAAACGTTTTGTTATTTGTATGATAGAAGAAATGATTTTATTGTTCTCTTTAAACTAATAAATGACATTGCATACATTGTTTATACATTAGAAACTACAAAAGATATTTCTCTTGCAAAACCATTAACATCTGACGATTTTGGTTTTACCAACGATCAAATTTATAGGTGCAGAACGCGTTTTGAATCTGCAAACAAGCCAATAGTTAATAGCATATGGGCACAGTATGAGAAAGCATTTAAAGACAACAACTTAACAATTGACGACAGACCTGCACCGTTAAATGTATTCTGCCCATCATACGCAAGTATTGATACTAACTTTCTTGTTAATACAGAATATTATAATCTTTCTAATAATACATTACCAATTAATATATTAACCCTTAAAAATACTAATACGCCAGAAAATTATCAATCCAAAAACAATCCTTTCGCAGTAAGAGAGCCTGAAATTCAGCAACGACAGTATAGAAAACTTTTTACTGGTACAAATCAAATTGGTGGGTATGATAACGTTAAACTAAGTTACGAAACATTCACAAGTCAACGCAAATTTGAACCCGATAAATTAACATATTTTCATGCACCGCAAGATTTATTTCCATATTTACAGCTCAACGTTAAAGATACTGGGTTAATTGAAAGTGGGTCTATTGCTGGTGATCATCCTTTAAAATCAGATAAAATTTTTAAAAAGAAAGCCGGTTATAAGTATACATCTCCTTTTGGTAATGCAAGTAATGAGCAAAACGGTTCATTTCTTTGCACTTGGCTATCCGGTGCTGATAACATAAGAATTAGGCCGGTTTGGTTGGATCGATATTATTTTCCTGACCAAACAACTTCCCTTGCTGCCATGACAGCTGCGGTTAATCCTTTTATTAATTATACTTCGGAAATACAGGGCATAAGAACTGAACTCCCGTTTTTAAAGCAAGTTGTAGTTGATATACCGAGCCGCTTAGCATTTGAACCTGGTGTACAATATGCATACCATCATATTGGTAAAAATACAGTAAATCAACTAATAGAAACTCTCGATAATGCATTATTTCAAAAAAATTTACCCACTTACACAAATACTACATACGATATTCTTACAGGCAATTTAATAGATCAAGAACAAGAAGAGTATATTTTTGATGGTAATCGCTATGGTCAAACAAGTCGTGTATCAAGTCCAGAAAACTTCAATCAATTCACAATAAACTTTTACATGTATGTAAATGATTGGCAGTCTAATTTTGGTAATCAAATTATTGGTAATTATGTGAATGATGGATTCGGTGTATACAATACAAACTATGTAACACCTTTTATTACTTTGCTTTCACCTTCCGCAATTAACGTCTTCAATACAGATGGTATATTAGCAGATAGAAAGTTGTTTGATTCTAACATTACTAATATCTTTAAGTATGACCAATGTGAAGATTATTTTGCTGTAAAAGCAGATAACATTGTTATTAGAGTTAATACAGATAATGTTTCGCTAAACAAGTATGCTTTTGGTAACATAGGCAACTCACGGTCCATATACACATTTAACGATAATTTAGCTTTTGTATTAACGGGCAGTCAATCCGACGCTTTTTATTGCATTAATACTGATACAGGCGGGTTATCCGGTTACAACCGAACACCTTATCTCTATGACGCAGCAAATATAATTGATTTTACAAATACAGGGTTTTTAAACATTCTTATGCACAAAAATCAAATTTACGTAATACAAGGGTATTCACCACAAATATTAAACAATGACATTTACTTTAGTTGGGGCAATTTCATATGGCAGTTTAATACAATAACTAAAGAGAGATACTCTGCATACAAATTCAACACACTTATTGACTTTAATGTCGATTTGGATGGCAATTTATGGGCTTTGCATGATAGTAATAAAATATCAAAGCTGGATACATCATCGGATAAGAATGTGTTGTTTACTAAGACATTAAACCTTTCAGGTACTTTTTCAAATATAGATTTGCTTTCCTACTTTCAAGGCAATATGTACAAAAAAGAAATGTTAGCTTATTCACGTTTAAGTGGTGCAGATCACAAATTAAGAATGGATAAAGTTGATTATGATGGCAATGTTGTCATGACAACATTGCTCCCTAGCTATCTTTCTGCTTCAGTTACAGATATCAACGGCATTACTTCAAAAACAGACACAACGGGTGGCGATTACGCAAGATATTATGTAAGAGAACAATACCCTCAAAATAACCTATCTGCAAAAATTAGATTGAGAAATGTTTATGATTTCGGTAAGACAAGAAAAATTGATCTGAAGTTTAATCTATCAGCCGTCGATATTGGTTACCACCATGTGAGTGTGAGAGCTGATACTTTTAAGGGTATCATGTCACTGTATTTTGACGGTGAACTTGTAGGCAATGAATATTTTGAAGAAAATAACTTTATCTTTAACAATCTTTTAAAAGAACCTTTTCATGCTGGTGCTACACCTTCATTTAATAATAAATTACTTGCAACTAGATTAAGACAAAAAGATACATTCTTAGCAAATAATTTAAAACTAAAAAACATCTACCTATACAATAGACCCTTAGATTACCATGAAATTAGTTTGCATGTAAAGCAAGGGTTAGATTTTTACCCTATTTCCTTTGATGTTCCAAGCGGTCGTCGTAATATATTAGATGAAATTGAGTATATATTTAAAAACAAAATTCCAGGGTTTAAGACGGGCATCTTTGATCTTGAAATAAAAAACACAGGAATCACTGACCCTGCGTTAAAATCTACATTGGAAAAGCAAATCAAACAAACTCTTGCTGGTTGTATACCTTCATATACAAAATTAAGAGATATTATATGGAGCGATCCAAATGCAAGCTAAAGAAATAATTACACTCTACAACTACAATTATGACCGCTCACTTGGCGTGCCGCAGAGCTTGCCTTATAATCTCGATTCTATTCTTCTGCCTAATAATGAAATAGCATACTACACAACTATTAATGAAGTCTATGCTAAGTTACAAGCAAATTTAGTTTACTTGTATTCTCTTACTAAATTATCTGATAATAATATACCTGTAGATTATGCGAAAATAGCTTCAGGTACACCCACTGCTTTCTACCCTGCATCAGGCGCTTTTAGATGGATATCTACAGATTCAATCACATCTAATCAAAGCAAACCGCTCTCCACATATGGCTTGTCTCAACTTGACAAATTTAACGATGGTAAGTTTTACGAAAATAATGTTCTTGGTGATGGTTCTAATCTTGGATTTTTTGTTTCAAATAATTTTATATATGCTTTAACATCTAATTATTCTGAAGATACTATTGGTGTACTTCTTTCAGCTAATCGGGTTACTGAAAGTTCTCAGTTTACTTTTTCTAATCTTAATTCTATAGCTTTTGACGGTAATATTTTTATATATGTGGCAGATAGCGGTCTTGATTCTGTATACAAATATGATATTTCTAATTTAATTTTTGAAGACAATATAATTGGCAGGAAGATCCTCTATGTTGATAGCATGGGAGGCACTGGCACATATCAAGATAATAGCAAGTTCAACAATCCTTCACACATTAATATATACGGTAGCGATTTATACGTTGTAGATAAAAATAATTATTGTGTAAAAGTTTTTGATAGCAATCTGAACTGGAAAACAACATATAGAAGAAAAGCACTATTTCAGCAAAATAACATTACAGCTTTTAGAGTTAACCCAAATAATAATTTATTTTATTTTGGATTTGAAGACAAGTTTACTATTTTAACTTCAGAATTAACAATTCCTTTGCCACCTGAGATGCCTAAAATTTTGGAGGGGAACATACCGTACGATGCACAAAGAGCATCTACAACTACTAACATTGATGTGAACGATACTGTATTATACAGTCTTTCATCATTTTTGCTTTCTGGTGAGAATATTGTTGATTTCAGTTTTTCAAAAATAGATAAGAATATCTTTTACATCATAACAAATAAAAATATATATAAAAGATTTATAAGCAAACCAGATATACACATAGGTCAGTTTCAGCTTTCACGTGATAATCTTTTTATTGATAATTTTAAATTTAGTTATCTGGAAACATATGACGATAACACTGACAATCTTATTGTTTATGGTAACAGAAATAACGCAGGTATATTTTATTCTTTTCTTGAAGATTCCAATTACATAACAATTCTAACTAATAATGATTTGGACTTGTACACTATTCAAGAAATTGATATAAATCCTGAAGAATATTCACAGGATTGGGTATTTTCAAAAGCTAATCACAAGATCTTACTCAATATACTTGCAATGAGAGATAGAATAGTAAAGAGGTTTGCCGGCAAATATGATGAAGATGGAAATTTGTTGTTTTTTGGTACTTTATATTTACTTGATAATGAAATACAAAAAGAACAGTTTGATTTATCATTAAATTATTTTGTAGGAATCAATGAAATGTTTAGCAATTCTGTAATAAACAGAAGCATCAAGAAATTTTATAGTCTCCAAACACAAATGCTGAGTGTTCTAAGAGATGTAGCTACAAACGTGTATCCACCATTAACATCTATAAGGGTGGTATCATAAAATTTTTACGTTTAAAACGTAAAATTACTTATAAATACATATATGGCTGGAAATGCACGATTTCATAACAAGTACCATAGAGCTAATCACCATACAACACCTTCTGGCACAATACCTGATAGTGGATCAGATCCTATAGCATCACCACAATATCCATTTCAAGGTGATTTTGTTATTAATGGTGTGCTTTCAGCCAGTGGTGGGTTAAAGATGCAAGGTCTATCTGGTATTAATCATTCAGCCAATATTAATGCTTCAACCTTTACATGGAAAGACGGAATATTGGTAAGCGTGGTATAATAAAATGGCAGATTTAAGCATAGTCAAAATTAAGGTTCGTAGAGGCACAGACTCTGATAGAACCCGTGTAATTCTTGATGAAGGAGAGCTAGGATTTACAACTGATACACAACGTCTTTATGTGGGTGATGGCAACACTCTTGGTGGTGTTAATATTGCAAATAAATTTCTAGGCAGGGGACAAAGACAATCATTTGGTGCAGCTGTTATTGGTGATACAGTATACGATGTTCTGCAGAATAATCTTTTTGCTTTAACAGCTGTACCTGCTTCTCTTTCTGCAAGTTGGGCTAACTTAGGACCTTTAGTTGACAACACAACAGTTCAATATGATGTAAACTTTAAGCTTGGTATTATTGATCATGCTATTACCCGTCTGCAGCTTAATGCAGCAGATATTGTTTTTACCGGGTTGTCTGCAACAGGTGACAGTCAAATTACTTTAGATCTTGATCAAAACACTTTAAAATTTAATGCTAATAAAGTTTACGTTGATACAACAGTTATTTCTCTTACTTCATTAAAGTCAACAGCACAAGGACTAGATGTAAGTAATTTAAAATTTGATGGTCTCTATGTTGTGGGTGGAGCTTCTTCACTTGCTTCAGATGCTACATATGCATCATTGCCATCAAAATCATTGTTTATTCTTAATGACCCGTACCCATCAAATTTTTATTACCTAATGGTTAAGACACCTTAATATTAAATATTTTTATGGCAGTATTTGAAGTAACAGATAAGACAATTCTCAAGATCCTTGTAAGACGGGGGTTAGAAGAAGAACGTCAGAATGTTCGTCTAGACGAAGGTGAGCTTGGGTATACTATTGATTCAAAGCGTCTATTTGTTGGTGACGGCCTAGGTGGTGGTGGCAGTGTGGTTGGCAATTTATATCAAGGCGCATTCCCTGATGTGGATACAGTAATATCCACAGTTGCCGGCTTGCAACCAGGTGATACTTTTTATGATACTACAGAATCAACACTGTATGCTCTTGGTGAAGATGCTGCAACAAAATTTGACATTCACCCACGTTACGAACAGTTAGTTCTAGAAAAAACAACATCAGCGATCGGCAGGGTAAGAATATCAGAAAGTGTTTTTGGTAAAAGTGTTATTGGGATTACAAATTATCGCAAAGCATTTTTCTTTGATTACGATTTATATGAACCTTTTTATGGTACCAATAGAGTAGTAGAGTTAAACACAAACTACTGGGCTATAACTTCCAAATCTAATTTTAATCCTGCAAACAATGATGGAGTTTTTTATTTTGGTAACATTGGTAGTATCACGCCAGGCACTATAAAATCCGATTTAGATTATAGAATCAATATTAATACTGCCGGGCTCAATAAAGGGGCACTCATTGTTTATGGCACTGGTTCTGATGTGTTCACAATTGGCAGCGGTGGCGAAATTGGCAATGCCAATGGCATAACTAGTATTATTGGCCTTAGTGGTATTCAGTTTTTTCCTGGAACTGACAATAAAAACGATCCCTCAAAACTTGCCCTCTCCTTTAGCCCTTCAGGCACAGCATATTTTCAAAAAACAGGTGGTTCAGCATCACAACCAGCCTTCTTAGTGGATGGTTTTAGCAGATTTTCAAACAGTGTAATGGTTGATAACAACTTATTGGTAGTAGGCAATCTAACAGCATTGGGCGATTTCACAGTTCTTGATACATTTGTTACAACATCATCTGCTTTGTCTGTTATTAATTCATCACCCAACACTGCTTTTACTGTGAAACAAGAGGCTAATAATGCCAATTATAATACTGCGCAGTTTATTAATAGCAATTTGCCTGCAAATAGAGTGTTGATTGACCGCTATTCAAATGCTGTTTTTGGTCAAGGTTATGGCATGGTAGACAGAAACAGTGGTAGTACAAACACTGCTGCAATGTCCACAGTGCTTATTGCAGGTGGTCTGTTCTTGAGAGACATTTCTACTTCTAATAATAGTGGTCTCAATGTTAGTGTGCGTGGCAATTCACAACTGCAATCTGGATTTAATTTCATTGATGGTAGCGCCAGTGGTACTGTAATTTCAAAGGGTCGTGCTACACCAGTCGATTATCCAATTGGGTTAGCTTTGTATGTGGAAGGTGCAGCTGCGAACCAAAGTGCAGTCAAAATACTGGGCAATCCTGATTATGGTGCAAATTATCCCACATTGGTTGTTGCATCTGATCGATCAACTGGCAGTGCTGCCCATCCTCTGTTCAGTGGCAGGTACAATGGGTCTGGTGGTAATCCTTATGATGGCATACAAACATCAATGATTGCTTCTGACGGTAGCTTTATATTCAATGGCAATGGCACAGTGGGAGGCAAGTTGGATGTGACTCTTGACATCACTGCATTCTATAGCTCTGATGAAAGACTCAAAGACAATGTGCAAGTGCTGGAATCATCTTTGGAGAAAATTGAAAAAATACGTGGTGTAAGCTTTGATTGGGCAGCAGATGCACCACATGCAGGTCATGATGTGGGTGTCATTGCACAAGAAATTGAAAAAGTATTACCGGAGGTTGTAGTGACTCGTGAAAATGGCATGAAAGCTGTTAGATACGAAAAGTTAGTGCCTCTACTCATTGAAGGCATTAAGGAGTTGCATAAATTAATTAAATGCCAGCAATAACTACATCTCCTTCATCTCAACTATCAATGTCTAGCATACAACAATTTCTAGCAAATGCAGGTGGTCCTGCACCTGGTGCTACAAATATATCTTTATCTGGCTTGGAAGTTAACTACATGGGTAACAATGTTAGTGGTACCGGTGCTATTGTAACCACTGCCAAGGTTTGCATGTGGCGCCAACAAGATACTTTTAATCGTGGTCCGGATCCAGGCCCAGGACATCAGACTGACCCCACTGCATATACACCTAGCAGTCCAAATAAACCGTGGGATTATTTTGGTGGCACAGGAGTGCCCTGGAGACCAACAAGAATTTCAGAATTTCAACAAGCATATTACACCCCACCTGCTTGCGTTGGTTATGGTGTTGCAACAGGCGCAAGAAATTCCACTGGTATAATACGGTTTGATTTCTCTGGTGGTTCACGGTCTTCAAATATACCCAACCCCTCCACTCGCACATATTACTTGTATGTATTTGCAGGCTTAGGTATATCTCCTCTACCCGGGTGGGTTTCAACTGCTGATACAAGATATGATTTTGCCTGCGACTCAAGCGCAAATGTACAAGCATATGTTGTTGACGATTTGTTCTGCGGTGGCCAAATGACTGGCAATGAAATTAGAAACACTGGAACTCCTCAATACCCTTAATATTGATTTTCATATTCATAGCTATAAAATATAGTAATGAATACTGAATTAGATAAGCATTTAAATGCATCCTTATTATTAATTAAAGATGAATCACAAGGCTCTGCATTTATTCTTGCCACCCGCAATAAAAAAATTGCAGAATTTTTAAATGTTCCATATGATGAAAAAAAATTAAATTCATTTGATGAGCATCAAAAAACAAATTATAGCCAGTTTTATAATGTTATAACAAATAAAATTGAAAGTGCGGATCCCAAATTAATCACATTTCGTTATCATATTGGAATTCCAATGTCATTTTCACCATCGTTCTTAGTCTCAGAATCTATGGATGCAGCTGATAAAAATACTGCATTTGAAATCTATTTTGAAAACATAAAACCGCTTTTTCAAAAAATTAAAGAATTTAAAGAACTTGGCATTGATGATTTTGGTCAAATACCATCTCTAAATCATGCTGTTTTTAATTTAAATAAGAAACTCGCTGATCTTAATATTATTATTCCGGAAAATAATATTTTTGGATTCATATCTCTTATTGCAGCTAGCAATACACTGACACAAGCTTTTATACGCAACTATGAAACTCTTGACTATTTGCCCAGTGTGGAGCATGTGTTTAAAGATCAAAATTTTTCGTTGGAAGTTACTACTTTTTCAGAATTCTGCGATAAAATTAATGACCCTGCTTTTATTAAAAAAATTAAAGACGTGCATATTTCTTTTTTAAACAAATGTCGTAATGAATACCTTTCAAAGATTGAAAATGATCTCAACAATATACAGCAGATTGTTGATAGCACTGAACTTAATGACACAATTAATATAACAGATCTTAAATCACAGCTTTTGCTACAATTGCAACAACTTACAGAGCTTAATATTGAAGAAGATTTGCAAAATATTGATTCGCCTTATATTGTATACAAGTACTGGCCTTTTAATACTCTACCACCTGAAGAGCTTGGATTAAGTTTACCCGCATTCAGTAAAAAGGATATTACCCTTGTGAAAACGTTGCTTAAATCTACAGATATTGACCATGTAACCAACATTCTTGTGAATCCTTCTTTTTATCTTGACGATCTTAAGAAAATAAGAGAGGGTCAAATCATAACATACAGAGATAATTTTGTAAAAGAGATTGAACAAGACATTGCAAATACTACAGATGAAGATGAAGCAGCGGATTTGAGAGATATTATTGCGTTGCTCCACGATGATAATACGCTTTATAAAGAAGAGCTTAATACTAAAAATAATATTTACGATCTATTAGAATACTGGCCGACTATGCTTTATCCTGCACCAGATTTTGTTTATAGTTATGACAAATAAGCATGCATACAGACATTCAATTAGTATCCACCCTCAATAAAAAATACCTTCCTGGTGCTCGTGCTTTCTTAAGAAGTTTGACTAAACACAATAAAATTAATTGCCTTTATAATTTTTTTATTTTTGATGAAATCAGCAATTCAGATAAAGAGTCTCTTGAATTTATTTATCCTCACATAAATTTTATTGAAATTAATAAACAAGATTACTCGTATTATAATACTAATGATGTTTTTCGAAACTGGGGCTTTAATTGTTTTAATAGATTTGAAATTTTTACACTTAATTGTAAAAAATTAATTTTTTTTGATCTTGATATGATTGTATTGGGTTCATTAGATGAGCTCTTTACTAGCGATGTGCGTTTTGGTTCTGTGGAAATAGAATCTTTTGGTAGATTGGATCACCCAACAAAAAGAATGTTTGATGGCGGATTAATGATAATTTCAGAAGAATTTTTAACAAATAAAACGAAAGATAGATTAATTGAAATATCTAAATTTAAAAAATGGTCTAGCGATGAACCAGTTTTAAATTTATATTTTGAAGATAGTGTTACGTTTTTACCTAAAAAATACAACATATTGAGCTATGAATACGGCAAACACAAAAACAATTGCAGTATTTTACAATATGTAGGGTCTAAAAAACCTTGGTTTGGTGATACTATACAAGATATTTTTGATGAATATATTATTAAAAAATGCAAAGTAACAGAGCTCGCTAAAATGCAAAGGATATTTAATAGCTATGCAAATTAATGCATTTTTTTATGGAACCAAACTAAGCTTGATGGAAAAGCTTACTATTTATAGTTTTTTAAATAATAACTATAAATTTAAACTATTTAGCTATAACAAAAACTTTTGTGATATTCAAAATAATAATTTTGAATTAGTAAATGCAAATGAAATATTAGATCAAAAGCATTTCTTTACTTACAAGGGCAATGGTGACTGCCCCGCAAACAGTGTTGGTGGGTTTTCAGATATTTTTCGATTCAAAATCTTACAACAATTAGATGGTTGGTATGTAGATATGGATGTGACATGTTTAAAAAATTTCGAAAGTTTTAATGATAAATCAACTGTCTTTAGACCTAATGAACGGTACGGTGCTGTAGCAAACATAATAAAATGTAATAATAGAGAATTTATCAATGCTATATTAGAAGATTATTGTCAATACATCAACGAGCAAAATAATGAATGGGTTAAACCGCTCGATATTTTTTACAAGAAAATACAGCAACATGGTTTGTTAGAATGCATAGTAGATAAAAAATATTTTGGTAACGATTGCTCAAAACATGTTATAGATTATGTTGATAAAAATATCTACGAGCTTTCTTCTTTACCAGAATATGCTATACATTGGTGCAATACAGCATGCACAACAGCTAATTGGAATAAACGTTTGAAGGTTGACTGGAATACCCCCCGACCTGCTTCGCTTTATTATTGTTTGCTTAAAAAACACGATCTAATAAAATAATATATGCCAACAGCATTACAGTACATGGTAAAATTAAAAAACATTTACAAAGAGAATTACGTAAATGTTTTAAAAAAGCATTTTGGTTTTCTTCCGTTTGATATAATCAAAAAAAATTATAATAAATTTATTACTAAGGATGATTTTATTTCTGCCGATCACCCTATAATGATTACAACAACACCAGTAAAATGGTCTTGTGGTGTAATAGATTGTAAAGTTAATATTAATACGTACAATTTATATAAAATCAGCGACGGTTCTAAATTGTATGGACCACCAGTATGGTACCCAATACGCAGAAGAGAGACCCACCCATTTCTTATTGCAATTTGGAATACAGTAAGTTATAAAGGCTTGGCTACTGAAAAAATGTATAATAAAATTATTTTAAATTTAAATAAAATTTTTTATATTAAAAACTCTGAATTTGTTGTGTTAGATAAAAAATATCACCAGCATTTTGTTCATGCCATCTCTGCGTTTAATATTTATAATATATTATGATATCCATTGCTTGTGTATCGGATTTAAATTATATAACTTACGCACGAGCAATGTTTAATTCGTTCAAATACAAACACAAACAATTACAGTATCATTTGTTATATGTTGGTAATAATGACGAATATACAAACAAAACAATTAATTTATCTTATGACAATATACAACTTTCCAACAAAAAAGATATAATTAAAGATTTTAGTACAGAAGATAATGAGTATAAGCAGTTTTTTACTGGTAACGTTATGCTATCTGAAAAAAATTGTTACTGTAACAATTTGAGATTTAAGTTTGTCAACAATCTACTTAATTCCGGTATTAAAAATTTAATTTTTATAGATGCAGACATGCTATGCAACCGTAATATTGATTTCTTAAGACTAATTTCATACAAAAAAGATATTTGTTTGCAACCATACTTTGAAGACAAAAAATATTACAGAACCAATTTTTTTTATGTTAACAATACACCTGCAACTAAAGAATTTTTTAATGAGATTACTACCGGTATAGAAAAAGACTTCGGTATGTTTAAGTGGGGACACACAAAATATTTTACAGAATTAGTAAAGCAATCAAATTTAAGAGTACTGGACTTGCCTGAAAATTTTATTGATACCAATTACAGTAACAATAGTTATATTTGGTCTGGAGAAAGCTTTAGAAAAGAAAAAAGTCTCGTGAGCATATCCACTAAAAATTTTAATTACATAAACAAGTATGAGAGTTGCCTATGAACCGTGAATTAATAATGGAAGTAAGCCTATATGTGGGTTGTAGTGTTAATTGTAGTTATTGTCCACAGTTTAGTTTATTTAGATTATCAAAGAAACGTAAGATGAGTGTAGACGATTACAAAATTTTTCTCGATAAAATTCCCTCTACCACACATATAGGGTTTATAGGTATGAGTGAACCGCTACTTTATAAAGAGTTTGATAAGATTATAGAGTATACACTTCACAAAAAACATAAAATGATATGTTTTACAACTTTGCCTGAGAAAATACAAGCTAATGTTAATATATTTCTTGATGAAACCCTCTGGTATAGGAGATCAGTACACATTAAAGATGAGCATATGTCGTGCAAAATTATTACACGTCAGTATATTCATAATCTTGAAAAATACTTTGATCAAATTGATATAAATGACAAAGATAAACAAAACTCTATTACAATACTATCAGATAATATAAATTCACAAATTGAAAATTTGATATTAAAATATAATTTGCAAGATTATGTTTTTAGAACGCAACCTTTTCAACGCATAAGAGCTCCTATTACATATAAAGCACCTGTAATACCGCCAAAATTATTAGGTAAAATTTATTGCTCTCAAGGCCATGATAAAATACAGCATTTACTGCCTGATGGAGATGTTGTACTGTGCTGCATGGATGTTGAAAAGATGCATGTTCTTGGTAACCTCTTTAAAAACTCATACCAAGACCTATATAATTCAAAGGAATATAAGGAAATACAACAAGGCTATGAAGATGATAGAGTTAAAACTATATGTAGATCATGTATTTTTGCAAAAAACGTAATATGAAGATTTGTTTTTCATACAGTGTTGATGAGAACTACTATGCATACGTTAAAAATAGTATTAATTCGCTTATCAAAAATGCTCCAAACGTATATGCAAATATTGATCTTGTTAATTTCTACCAAACATATATTAATTTTGTCGACAGCAATAAGGTAAAATTCAATTACATTTTTCCTAAAGTACCGTCTAATAAAATTACTATTAAAAATAAAGGTTGCGAGGCATTAACAGAGAGAATAGTCAGTCTTACAGGTGCATATGCAAATCTACGTAAAGTTTACAACATTTATAGCCTACTATTAACTAATGAGTATGATTACGTAGTTAATATGGATGCGGATAATTTAATTCTCAAGAATGTAGAAGATTATATTTCTAGATTACCACAAGGTTTCGATATTCACATTAAATATAATGAAGGTAAACTGGAGGGTGACGAGCTAATAAGAAGAAAAGATAATTTTAAACATTTTAACGCTGTAGGGATTGAATTAATCGACAAACATTTCCGGGAAGGATGCATGGTAGTTTGCAATACTGAGAACGCACGTAAATTTTTTAAGCTAGTGGCAGAGAATATCTTATCAAAAATTGTATGGTACGGCGATTCATACTGGATAACATATGCTTATTCTTTAATGAAAGACGAAATTAAAATAAATTATCTTCCTGAGGATTTTGTAATTTACGATCTTAATGAAACCAACATTGATACTGCATATGTTTGTAGTGGTTATGGCATGAATAAACATAGTAGTTTATATAAACAGTTAATAGTTGATGAATAATTTTTTAAATTTATACAATAGCTATATTAAGTTATCTAACACGCATCAGTTTAAAAAAAATAATACTAAGTTTATAGGCATGTTTGGTAAAACATATGAAAACGGCAAAATAGTTGCAACAAAATTATACTTTAATATAGAAAAGCCTATTAACTGTGACTCCTTTCCATATCAAAACAAAATAAACTTATATAAAAAATACGAACCCTTTGTAGATTATACACGCACTTTTAGTAACTGCATTGCAGTTAAAAAAGATTTAACAAAAAATAATTTTACCGAATATTTTCATCTCAAATTCAACAACCAGTTCAAGTTTGACAGGCTTGACACTTTTCATGATATTATTCTAAATGACTACAAAAAAGGCATATCTGTAGAATTTGATAAAACAAAAGAAGACATAAAACGATATTATTATATAAGTGGAATTTCCGATATACAGACAATTTTTAATCAATTTAATATTAAAGAGAATGCATCTGCATTAAAATACATCGAGTTTACATACAACCCAACTAAGAGCATTTTTATATATAACAATACAGAAAAGGTTTTAACGGGCATAACACATAACTGCCCGAATAGTATTGTACTTGATGTGCATGCCATGGCTGACAACTATGGGCTTAAGCCATGTTTATTTGGAAAATACCATAGCATACCAAGATATACTGTATATTGGGATCTAAATTTTAACAATTTTAATTTGGGTAGCAACTTATTTAAATATATTACTGAGCAAAGTTGATATTATAAGTAGTTATTGTAGTATAAATTATGGAGTGTCCTGTCAATAGTCATAATGAATGGGATGTTTTGGAAGAAGTTATTGTGGGTAATGGATTTCCAGAGAAAATACCCATTGACGATATGTCTTTCCGTTTATTTTTTCACGATAATATATATGGCAAACCAACAACCTATTTTTCCGAACGTTGGGGCATGTGTTCTAAGATAATAGATGAGCATAATGAGGATTTAGAAAATTTTGTTAGTCTACTGCAACAGAATAACGTAGCAGTACGGAGACCGAAAAAACCTACCAGTATAAAGAAGATAAAAACCTTGGGTTGGAATAGTATAAATTACCCTGCGCTTAATGTGAGGGACTTAACCATGGTAGTTGGGAATACGATTATTGAAACTCCTGTTTCTGCGCGCTGGAGACAATTTGAAAATGATTATATGAAACATATATTTTTAGAATACTTTAATAAAGGTGCAAGATGGTTGAATGCACCGCGTCCTATCGCTACAGACAATTCATATGATTTGAATGAAGTATACAAAACAGAGGGAGCAGAAGCATTTTATTTTGATATTAAAGATAAGTTTAGTCACGAATTAGATTGTGGGTATGAAATAATGTTTGATGCAGCAAACTGTCAACGTCTAGGCGATAAAATCCTTTTTAATGCGCCTACTAAAAATGAAATGCTTGGAGTAAAGTGGTTGCAAGATATTTTAGGTGAAACATATACAATTTGGCCTTGCAACATAACAGACCATCATATAGATTCAGTATTTTTACCTCTACGCCCTGGGCTGGCATTAATCACACTTGATATTGTTGATAAGTTGCCGCGTGAATTGCAAAAATGGGATTTTATTCGTATACCTGCAGAGCTTGATTCTGATAAAAACATAAACTACACACCACTAGCATCTGAAAAAATTTATTGTAACGTACTTTCATTGAATCCAAATAAAATTATTTGTTTACCTGAGTATTATTCTTTACTATCAACCAAACTTAAGCCATATAACATTGAAGTTATTCCTTCACAAATACGTTATAGCCGGCTATTTGGTGGCGGGCATCACTGTCTCTCGTTAGATATAAGAAGGCAAAGTAAGTTGGAAAGCTATTTTTAATGAAATTATTAGTTTTAATATTTTCTTGCAAGAAAAATATAGACCGTTGTCTGGCAATACAACAGACATGGCTGCAAGATCTCAAGCAAAACCATATTGAGTATTTTTTTGTTTCTGCAGATAATCTAGAATTACAAGAACCTTCAATTAAACTAGAAAATTTTACTGAATGTTACGAACAATTGCCGCTTAAAACATTTCTCACACTCAAACAAATTTATAATTACAAGTTTACACATCTCGTTAAAACAGATGATGATGTTTTCTTGAATATAAGAAAGTTAATTGCAACACTTCCAAAAAATGTTGATTATTCAGGTAAATTTAATCTCAAAGGTGTTGATGCATCCATGATACACTATTATAAATGTAGTGGAGAATTTAGAACACCAAAAAAGAAAGCAGACCACGACTACGCAGAAGGAGGCATGTATATACTTAGTAAGAAAGCTGTTAAATATATTGTAAGTTGTAATCAAAAAATCTTTATTAATTCGCCTAAAACTTATAAAGGTGAAGATGTTGCAGTTGGTGAACTACTTAATAATGAAAAATTTACTAAATTAGATCTTACAGATAGCTTATCTGACAAACTTAATATGGATATCACAAGAAATGATGTTTCATATCACCCAGTGCATAAATCGTTGATGCATAAATTATATAAAGCTAAGACAACGAATGAAAGAATAGATATATTAGTTGCAAATACAGCAAAGAATGACTATAATAAACGGGATATATTTATTAGAAAATATGAGTAATAATGTTTTAGTACTGGCACCTCACGGGGATGACGAAGTTTTGGGCTGTGGCGGCAGCATTGCCAAGCATATTGAATCTGGTGATCATGTTACAGTTGCTTTTATTAAAGCTGCGTACGATGAGAGATCCACGGTACAGCTTCAAAATACGATAAGTGCGCAAAAAGTATTAAATTATGAGAGAATGATTATTATGAATTTAGATGAGAATATTATTCATAACAAACTTGAGTTTATAAAAGAGCTTGAAGTAATCGTGAATACGGTAAAACCTGATACAATTTATTCAACTTTTTACGGCGATTTGCATCAAGATCATCGTGCATTATTTGAAGCGCTCAATACAGCTGCGCGTGTGTGGGCAGACCATCTTGTTAATAAAATTCTACTTTGTGAAACAATATCTTCAACTGATCAAGGTATTATTCGCAATATTAATCCGTTTGTGCCCAATTATTACGTAACATTAAGCGATCGTCATATAGACAAAAAGATGGCTGCATTATCATGTTATGAGAGAGAAATAAAAAAAGAAGGTCACCCAAGATCAATAGAGCATGTTTTGAGTGTAGCAAAATCGCGAGGCCGTGAGATAAGAAACTCTTATGCTGAAGCATTTATGATTATGAGATTTATAGATTAAAATGAATACCTGCAGACATAATAATAGAAATTACATACTCAATACAGCTAATTACACAAAAGAAGAAGATTTTTTAAAAGAATTTATAACTAAAGGGTACGCATTCTTAGAAAATGTTGTTAGTATTAATTACGACTATAAAGAAAGACCCGAATATTCTAGAATAAAGCAAATGGATGTTATTGATAATTTTTTTCCTGATAACCCTGAATACTTTCAAATTTTTAATAACTTTAAAGAATCAAAAATATTTGACATACTTTCCAATAATTTAACAAGCTTGAGATTGTATAATTTTATGTGTTTTCGCTTATACAAAGGAAACGAATGCTCTTCATTGCACCGCGATGATGATTTTGCAATAACATATACCCTCAAAACACCATTTATAATTTGCTGGATGCCCCTAACCGATGTATCTATTGCTGCAGGTCCGCTAGCGATTGCAGGAAAAACTAAGACTGAATATACACAACATGATATTGAAGAGGGTAAAAAATATGTACAAAAATATTTAAAAAGTGACAACGCTATGGAGAATATTGATAGTATACGTAATGCTATGTTAAAAGAAGAAGATTATAAAATTTCTGTACATAGAGATTTTGATACATTAATTTCTCGTGAACTTAAAAAAGGCGATGTTGTTGTAATGAATCACGATGTCGTACATGGGTCACTACATAACAACAATTTAATTCGATCGTCTATTGATTTGAGATTGTTTTACAACTGCGACCTTAATAATAATTTACTCAAAAGAGTATCTTTGGATATATGAACAATAACATAGTTGTATTGGGTGGTGGCACTGCAGGCTGGTTGAGCGCTCTCTTTTTTAAAAAAGTATACTCTCAAGCAAAAATTACCATTGTCGAATCAGATGAAATAGGTATTATAGGTGTTGGTGAAAGCACAACACCGTATTTTATAGAAATGTTAGATTTTCTTGATATAAATGTTTTGGATATATTAAAAGCAAGTGATATTGCTTTTAAAACAGGTGTAAAATTTGATGGATGGGGTAAAAGCATATTTTACCACCCTTTTAATCTTAACGATGAACACTATAATCATGATATATCCCTCATTCAATACTATTTGAAAAATAAAGATACAAATGTGTTTAAAACATTAAACCCGTTAGTAACAATTACTGAACAAGGTAAGATTCAAAAAATTAAAAAAAACCTTCCACATAACGATTTTGCAGTTCATATTGATGCTTGCAAAACAAGCATTGCTCTAAAAAGTATTGCTCTCTCACGAGGCATTCAGCTTGTACAAGGTGTAGTTGGTAGTGTAGAGGTAAAAGATAATAACGTTGCTTCTTTAATCTTAAATAGTGGGTACAGAGTTTGTGGCGATTTCTTTGTAGATTGTTCAGGATTTAATAGAGTTCTTGCAAATAAGTTTAATATTAAATTTTTAAAATTTAACGATTTATTGACAAATACAGCTATACCCTGCCCTATTAAAAAGACTTTTTTCGAACCATATACAACCGCAAAAACCTTGAATTATGGCTGGACATGGAAGATACCTACACACTCTAGAACAGGTACCGGCTATGTTTTTTCTAGAGATTACACTGATATAGATAGTGCAAAAAAAGAATTTTATACATATTTGAAAACTGTTACAGATGAAGAAATTAACCTAAATAAAATTATCTTTTTTGAAACTGGGACTCTTGAAAAAATTCATTTTAATAATGTATTAGCAGTTGGATTAGCATCACATTTTCTTGAACCACTAGAAGGCACATCTCTTGCTATATCTGCGATTATATTATTTGAGTTTATTAAGCAAAGAGAAGACTTCAATACTAAAATACTACAAAAAATTTTACAGATAAAAGACTTTATTGTATTGCATTATTTAACTAAAAAAACACAGAGTAATTTTTGGTTGGATGCAAGCAAAAAAGCAAAAGAAAATAATTTAATTCAAAAACTCCTGTCTAGTAAAACATTAAATTTTGATCTGTTTAAAGACAATGATTATTATTTTAGCTTTTTAAATCATCTCAACTTTTTACAGAATCTCGATGCGGTTGATATTAACACAAGTGTATCAACAGAACGCTATAAGACTGATTTTAGCTATATTAAGCTTTTAAAGTCTAAGGCATGGCATTACAGTCATATTAAAAACGCTGTAGATTACAAAACATATTATGAACAGTTTCTATGAAAATATTAGAAAAAGTAGATCACAAATATAGTTTTGATAAACTTAAAAAAGTTATCGAAGAATTTAATCTCTGCCCTAATTGGCGCGCAATTTTAGATAAAAATAAGTCTATTAATCTAGAGTATAAAGTGTTGCTTTTTTATAAAAAAATCTTTCTCAAATTTAAAATTGATAAAACTAAAAATATTTTAGATATTGGGTCAGGGCTCTGTCACAATTATATGATCAGCAATATAATTGGGGCAAAGTGTACTTGCCTAGAAAAAATACCATGCACCACAGGCACAGATGAAAGCAATTTGTACGCATTATTTCATAAAATTTTAAATATAGAGTCACCACTTTATTATAACATCAATTCACCCAACGTTTCTCTCCCAGGGAAATTTGATTATATACTACTACTGAACCAGACTTTCGATGAAAAACAAAATGCTAATGGCGATATAACTGTGTGGAGCATCGAAGATTGGGAAACGTTTTTTAAAAATCTTAACGTCAATTTAAACCCTGGTGGTAAGATACTTATCAATTGGACGTTGCAGCAGTTGAATGATGTAAATGAGAATGACCCACTCTATACTTGCAAAAATGGAAAGATTATTAAGTACCAACACAATAAAAACTTTAAATTTTTCAAAAAACACTCAGAATTTAATGTGAGGTTTATATAATACATGGATATCGAATTTTTTGGATGGTTCTCTACATTATTTCTTTGGGGTGCTGCTCTACCCAAGCAAAGACATGTGTTGCATCTCTGTACAGCCATAGCAGCCTTGTCTCGTGCAATCTATATTACAACCTTGTATTTTGGTCCCACAGGCAATCTCGCAAGGCCATTGCTAATAAATTGGATAGCGCTATTTGTTATTCACCTATATCAGTATTTTGCATATAAAAATAAATAATAAATGGTAAGTTTGAGTGCAATTAGCGATTTCTTTGATCTGTCCAAACCATGCCCCTCTGAAATACAAAGATGTCGACAACTCAGAAACGATTACCGACTTGAACTTCGTAATATGAAGCAATGCACAAGCTGTGCAATGCGAGTGGTAAAAAATGTTTTTATTAATAAAATAAATAAATGCTCGAATTAACTAAAATAGAAAGATTTTTTGATATGAATCAGCCTTGCCCGGTGGATATACCTGATTGCGAACAACATAGAAAAGACTATACAAATAAATTAGAAGAAATGAAAAAACAAAATGGTTGCAGTCCTTGCAAGATGAGGGGAATCAGAAACCATTATCTTCAAATTATCACAGGAGCATATGGAACTAAGTAATTTAATCATAGGCTTTTTATCAACAAGCAGCCTGCTACTACTTTGGTTTTATTCTTCTTTAAAAATTACTTTAGCAGAAATCTTTTTTAATGAAAAAATAACAAACAATGAACAATTTGAAGACTTAATTATGATTCGTTTAAAAAATGAAAAACTATCTTATCTATCAAGCTGTTATATTTGCATGAGTTTTTGGACATCATTTATTGTAGGTTGTTTTTTGGCCATTTTTGGTAGCCCAGACTACACACCCATTATTACGTTCTTGACTTACCCGTGCTTGTGCTATATAATGAAGAAATATGTATTTGATAGATAGTAAGGTGTGCATCTTGGGAGATGGTTTTGTTGGTCAATCTTTAAAGAATGCACTCCATAAATGTCATAGTGTAGTTGTTCTTGGACCTCAAGAGACTCCTGTGCAGGAAGTTTTTGATATTTGCTTTGTTTGTGTTCCAACAAATAACACTGATGGTGTTACTGATTTATCAAATATAGAAGACGCTTTTCAGAAGATAAAAAGTAACCTGTATATTATAAAATCAACTGTGCCTATAGGTACCTGCAAACAATTAACCAATCGCTTCAAAGTAGACATAGTTTATTGTCCAGAATTTTTAAGCGAATCAACATATCACAATCCCACTAATTGCGCAGGTAATTTGCTTGAATGGCCTTTTTTTGTTCTTGGGGGCAGTGATAGGCCAGTTGATAATGCATATAATTTTTTATTAGAGATTTTTGGTCCCTGCAAGTCTTACTCTTTTACTACTTTTGAAACTGCAGAGCTCTTTAAGTATACAGTAAATTTATTCTGGACATTTAAATTATCTTTTTTCAATAGCATATTTGATGTATGCACTGATTTTAATGTGGATTACAAAAAACTAAGAGAATTGGTACTTCTGGACAAACGCATACACCCGCTTCATACCGCTATTTTTAAAAATAAGAGAGGATTTAGAGGAAAATGCTTGCCCAAAGATCTTGAATCTTTCATATCACAAATAAAAAACAAACAAAGCAAGGACCTATTTGCTATGATTCAGCAATACAATAACCTTTTAATTAAAAATTAACATTGCATTTCTATCTTTTGAATTTAATATAAAAATATGTTTAAGTACAAAGCAGTGATCAAAGACAATTATTTATCTAAAACTAGAAATAAGTATGTCCATGCAGCCAACAGTCTTGATGCACATAAATTTGCACTTTATACAGTTAACCTTGCAAAAGAAGACATTATTAAAATTTTAGATGAAGATGGTGGTACTGTTTATTCTGTTATCAAAGGTTTTATACACAAGCATTAACATATGAGCGACGTTGAAATAAATCTTGCTGATCTCAAAGCTGTGGTCGATATTATTAATTTGATGGCATCCCGTGGTGCTATCAGAGGTCAAGAACTATCAGTAATTGGCGGTGTCTATAATAAATATTCACACGTCATTGAAAAAATCAAAGAAAAGCAAGACAGTTCTAGGCCTGGAGTTGAATCAGATTCAACGAATTGATGACAAGAGTGTTGAAGTCAATTTTTCAATTACCCAAGATGTTGAAGAGCTCTTCAAAAATGTGTACAAGCTCCATAAGCTTACTGATAAGCAGTTTTGTAAGAAAATCGGTTCTATAATTGTTGAATATGTTGAAGAAAAATTGAATGAAAAGCATAGAGATAGAAGTTAAAGATTCATACAACGATAAACAAAATCTTATTGTCAAAATTGATGGCAAGGAAGTTGGTATATTGTATATTGACGAAGATCAGAAGTTTGATTTATTAAAAATTTTACGTAGAGGCAAGGATGAAGACACTGAATTAATTGAACCTCAAGAGCTGGACGACCTGGATGAAGACGGTGAAGAGTATTAAATAATAAGTGTTTAAGTATATAGTAGGCTTTTCATCGTTTCTTATAGCATCTATTGCCGCATATTTTTCAATAAAAGGCATATCTTTATTGTTCGCAGGTAGCTTTTGGCCTGTTGTTCTTATGGCCGGTTCTCTTGAAATTGGCAAGCTTGTTGCAACCAGTAGCTTATACCGGTATTATCACGAATTGAATAGCTTTATAAAAACATATCTATTCACTGCCATAGCTGTTTTAATGATTATTACAAGCTTGGGCATATTTGGATTTTTATCGGATGCATTTTATAGAAGTAAAATAAAGTCAGAAACCATGTTAGCCAAAGTAACTTTTGCTGAAGAAAAGAAAATTACATTGCAGCAAAAATTTGATTACAATAAAGAAAGAGTCAAAACATTGTCAAATATTAGAACATCACAAGAGGATAGGCTCTCTTCTACAACCAAACAAAATACAAGTACACAAAAAAGTGGTCTTTTCGGTACAGATCAATCAATTGATGCAAATGCTCTTAAGAGCAAAACTAAAATTCTCGAAAACGTAAGTGAAGAAATTAAAACTGCAAATTTGCAGATTGATGAGCTCAATAAAGAAAACGGCAGTATAATGAATGAGCTTGAATTGCTTAATTCACAACTGCTGGAGCTTAAGCAAAATGAAAGCAAAGAGTCAGATATCGGCACTTTCAAGTTTATTGCAAAATCATTTAATCTTGAGTTAGATGCAGCTGTAAAATACTTTATCATATCATTGGTATTTGTATTTGATCCATTAGCTGTAATTTTGTTGATAGTTTTTAATTCTTTGATAAAAAAAAAGTAATAGTTGATGAAGAAATAATTGTACCAGTACCTTCACATACTCCTACCACTACACCCACAGTTACACCTACCGTAACTTGTACACCTACAGTGACTCCTACAGTAACTGTAACTTTTACTCCCGATCCAACTACAACACCAACCCCCACCATTACATGTACACTACCTACTCCTACTAATTCTTCTGTACCTACTCAAGCAAATGTAATAAAAACCACTTCTGATAATAGACAACTAGGCACAATATATTGGAGCAAAATGGAATGGGATCTGCCAGCATTAACACCCACAATTCTAGCACATGAAAGCGAAAAAATAGAACAAAAAGAAATAAATAGTGAAAATTTTATACGTATAACTGACAACACACCATCTGCCTCCAATAGCAAAAACAAGCTGTCATATTTTAAAAAGATTGATTAAATATTATTATGATTGGAAACGATGCATTTACAAATGGCATTGCCATTTGCGAAGAGTTTTCTCGCCATACATATGGCGACAAAGAGAATCAATCTATGCTTGTTAATGTTTCACATGATTGGGTCAACAGCTTAATAAACAGAATGTCAAGAATTGGTTTCAAATTAATTACAAAGATAGAGATGGACATGACAACCACGGTCGTCTTTAGTTTGGTCAAGCTTAAGAAATCTGCTTGAATTATAGAATCTTATATTACCATTAGTAGGTGATAGAATTTAATAAAGAGCTTCATGCTTATACAAATGTACATACAGGCGTGAATTACTTCTCTGTAACAACTGTAATTAATTCTTTTAAAGAGCCTTTTGATGTTGATAAATTTTCCAAGCTTGTAGCTGCAAAAGAAGGTGTAACACAAGATGAGATCAAGAAGAGATGGAATACTGTAAAAACAACTGCGTGCGACTTTGGCACTGATTCGCATTCAAAGATTGAAGAGCATATAAAATCTGGTGGTGAAAAATTTAAAGATGATGAAATGGTTATTAAGTTTTTAGAAATATCTGATCTCAATATTAATAAAGTTAAAAGCGAGACACTTGTACATAATAACGAATACAGAATTGCTGGTACAGCAGATTTTATTGTTGATCAAGGCAAAACGTTTGATGTGTATGATCTCAAGACTAATAAGAATTTCAGACAATCCTCAAAATATAATAAAACATTACTTTCACCTTTAACTCATTTTAGTGATTGTGAATACAATGCATATTCACTTCAGATCTCTACTTATGCTTATCTTTACAGCACCATGACAGGAAAAAACGTTAACAGCTTGCGTCTATTCTGGTATGATAAGCAGAAAAACGTGTTTTCTCGCTATGATACACCATATCTATATACTGATGTTAAAAACATGTTAGAAGCTTTTAAAGCTAAAGGTTTTACAGTAAAGAAATAAATATTAATATGCCAAGCAGCAAACCAACACGTAAACCTACATCAAAGATTGTAGATTCAAGCAATAATAATAAAGAATTAGCAAAAAAAGCTATATATAGCGATAATATGAGCCATATCATTCATTACTGCAAGCTCCGTGGTATTAAACTAGAAGATTACCTAGGAACATCTGAAGTAGATGATAAGTAATTTAACTTAATTTATGGCAACAGAAGGCTCAGGTGGATTTGGAAGACAATTATACAAGTTTATTAGCATTAAACTGCCTTATACTTCATATAGCATTTTGGATAAGTTTGATGAGTTGAACCCAAAGTTTAAATTGTTCCACGACCAAGGCACGTCTAGACAAGAAGCTTTACAAAGACAGAGCATTTCTTCTTCTACAAGTTATGGTGATGAGCAAGTTGCCAATGTAATGCGCGAATCGCAATTCTATCAGTACATGTATGCAAACGTGCAAACTGATAAACCCAAACGCATGATGGATTACAGAATCATGGCAGCATTTTCAGAGGTTGCAGATGCATTGGATGAGATTTGTGATGAGTGTGTCAATAAAAATGATAAAGGTGAAATTGTTAAACTTACTTTTAATGTTTCGGAAGATTTTGAAGCCCCAGTAAAGGAAAGTCTTTCACGTGAATTTGATCGTTATATCAATTACTTTAATCTAGAAGCTAATGGGTGGGAATATTTTAGAAGAATGCTTGTTGAAGCTGAATTATATTTTGAGCACGTTATTCACAAACGATTTCCACAAGAAGGCGTCTTAGGTGTTGTATCTGTTCCTAGCGAATTAATTGACCCTATCTTTTCCAATGTGCAGAACATGCTTGTGAAGGGCTTCTTGCTCAGAAAGCCAATCATGGATCCACAAAATCCTCTTAAGATCAAAGACTATAAGATGATTCCAATGGATAAGAATCAAATAACATATATTAATTCTGGAATATGGAACGAGAACAAGACGCTGCGTCTGCCATTTATTGAGAATGCTCGCCGTGCTTATCGTCAGTTATCTTTGATTGAAGATTCAATTGTAATTTATAGATTGGTTAGAGCACCGGAGCGTTTGATCTTTAATGTGGATGTGGGCAACATGTCGCCCCCAAAAGCTGAAGCTTATCTACGCAAGCTCATGAGCAATTATTGGTCCAAGAGAACATTTGATATAGATCAAAACGCAACTGTGCAGAAGTTTAATCCACAATCCATGCTGGATAGTTTTTGGTTTGCAAAGCGTGCTGGTAGTGATGGGACAAATGTTACTGCTTTGCCTGGTGGTCAGAATCTTGGTGAATTAACTGACTTGATGTACTTTGTTAAGAAGCTCTACAAAGCTCTTAAAGTGCCAACCACAAGATTGAATCCAGAAGATCAATACCAAGGTGGTGAGAATATTCTTCGTGAAGAGCTAAAGTTTGCTAAATTTGTGGTAAGGTTGCAACAGAGATTTGCTTTAGGCTTGAAGAACGGTTTCATTACACATTTGAAGCTCAAGGAGTTGTGGGATAAACATAAGCTCAAAGAACATCATTTGGACCTCACTTTTAATCCGCCATCCAACTTTTATGAACTCAGAGAACAACAGAAACTTGAACTCAAAGCCAAGACATTTAATGATTTCTCTCAAAACGATAGTGTCTCTAAGACTTATGCACAAAAGCGTTACCTTGGATGGACTGAAAAAGAGATTATGGCTAATCGTGAATTCTTGCGCAAAGACAAAGAGTTTTCATGGGAACTTGCACAAATTGAAGCAGCAGGCCCAGCATGGCAAAAAGCTATTGCAGCAGGTGGTGAGCCAGCGGCTGCAGAAGGTGGTGCTGAAATCGGTGGTGGTGCACCACCTGCGTTTGGGCCTGGCACTGCAGCTGTGAGCGGTGGAGCAGAAGCAGCTCCTGAGGCTCCAGCAACTGGTGCAGAAGCAGGCGCAGCCGCAGCAACTCCTGAAGCTCCTGCAGCATAAATAATTAGATGGAATGCACAGCAGTCACACCAGTAACAGCGTTCGTTAGTACCAATCTTAACAGTAAAATCACTAGTTATAATAGATTGGGTGAACGAATTTCACGTGCACTTGGCGCTCCCCTGATTAATCTTGAAGTGCATCAAGATCAACTGTATGAGAACATATCTATTTCAGCAGAAATGTTTACTAAATTTGCTGGTTATACAGAAGAACTTCTTGTGTTTGATTCTGATTTGTATGTTGATAGGGCAGGATTAAGATTGGATCAACTTTATTCTATAACACCATTTTTTAATCGTGTAAATATTAACGCTAGTGTTGTCTTTATTGCAAACTCAGCTGTTCCTAGTAGTGTATTTTCTGCTTCTTCATCTTTAAGTGCCACTTATGCAAGTGGATTGTTTACCAATCAAATTCTCACTCAAACATTATACAGTGATATCACTGCATATAATCTTGTTTTGAGTTCATACTTCACACCATCTCAGCCAAGCACAACACAATATGTTAATAGTTTTGATTATGATATAATGGACTACCGCAAGGTCATAGATATTACAGATTTCGAAGAAGGATCAAACGAAGGAGTTAATACATTGTTTACAATTGAACAAACTTTGGCTCAGCAAACCTATTTTAGTTACGCCATGGGTAATTATGGGTTTGATCTCATCAGTTGGGTTGTGCTCAAAAATTGGCTTGATACTCGTGAAAAAGTTTTGGCACAAAGACGATACATTCAATTTGACGACCGCACACAAATGATGACCATGTTCCCCCCGCCCCGCACGCCTGGCAGTGGTTCCCGTTTTTATGGTGTAATTTCTTGCTACGTAGAAAGACCTCTGCGCGATATTATCAAAGAACCTTGGGTCTATCAATATGCTTTGGCATTGACTAAGATTAACATTGGTCAAGTCCGTGGTAAATATAATAACATGAATTTGCTAGGCGGTGGTGCGTTAAATTACAACGACATGTTGCAGCAAGGTTTAGCTGAAAAGAAAGAATTGGAAGAAAGGCTTTACACAGGTGCACCTGGGCTTGGAGATGTTGCTCCTCCACAATTCTTCTTAGGCTAACATGTTTGTTAAAAACGACAAATATAACCAAGGCATTTACAAGCCTATCAATCCACAAAAATACAAAGGCAAAGGGTATGCCATATATCGTTCTGGTTATGAATTAAAATTCTTCAAATGGTGTGATATTAATTCCAGAGTGCTTGAGTGGGGTAGCGAAAATTTTGTAATACCATATCTCAATCCATTGGATAGTAAGTATCATCGATATTTTGTTGATAACTATGTAAAGATCAAACTAGATAATAATATTACTGAAAAGTATCTAATTGAGATAAAGCCTTTCAAACAAACACTGAAACCAGTTAAAGGTAATAAGAAAAATACAACGTTTATATATGAAGCCAAAACATATGTACAGAATCGTGCCAAATGGGATGCTGCAAAAGCTTTCTGCGATAAAAAGGGTTTTAAGTTTTTAATCATTACAGAGAACGAGCTAAACATTAAATAATTTAGTGAAAGATCGGGCATTTAGCTTTGAAATCAAAGACTTAATGATTCAATTTGTTGCTGCATTCGACAATGTAATTATTAAGAGGTATAATTCTATTCGTGAAGAGCAAGATCAAATTCAGGTAAGATATGTTTACAGTCCCAAGCAACGCGTTCTATTTGATATTGTAAATAGATCTCAAAATTTGACACTGCCTGTTATTGCAGTATCCATTAATAGTGTGTCGCGCGATAACGACAGAGTCTTCAATAAGATAGCTGGCTTTTATACCAACAAAACTCAAACTGAATCAAACCGAGGATCAACATCTGCATACATGCGCACACCAGTGCCCGTTAACATATCTGTTAACATGTCTATCCTTGCAAAGTATCAAAGCGACATGGATCAAATTATTTCTAATTTTGTACCCTACAATGACCCTTACATCATTATAAGTTGGAAAGTACCTGAATCAGCTGGTCTTTCTATTCCACAAGAAATAAGAAGTGAAATATTATGGGACGGTAATTTGAACATGACCTACCCCACAGACATTAATGCATCTGACAAGTATCGTATTTCTGCTGATACTTCATTTACAATTAAAGGCTGGTTATTCAAAGATCTTTCTAAAAATGCAGTATCAAATATATTCTTTATTGATAACAATTTTAATTTGGATACTAGCTTTAGTTCACTCACATCATTTAATGCAGATACCAGATAAAGAAAATGATTCACGAGGATATACCTGTACCAAATTACACAGAAATACCACGGGATGTTCTCGTGGCATTATCTCTTCAGAGTTACAATTTATTACGAACTAACGGTGTGTACTTGTGTGGGTTCGACTATTCCTTATTAACTAATTATTTAAGTACAGGTTTTTTTGATGGTTATGAAAAAGTTGAAGATTTTAAAAATATAAGAAGTTTATCGAGTTATTTTCCTTCATTTTCTGCATATAAGCTTTCAACAAATGCATACAGAATAGCAAATGATAATATTATTAATGTAAAACTACCTCCTGTTGCGCCATCATATACAGATGTATCATTTAATATAATTGCTAAGAATACAGGCGGTTATAGCAACAGTGAGTTATACTACCCCGCTGTTTCCCTTACACCAACTGTGACACCAACAATTACTGTGACACCATCTGTAACACCAACAATTACTGTGACACCAACTGTTACACCTACCATCACTGTTACACCTACCATCACTGTAACACCAAACCCTACTGTGACACCAACAATTACTGTGACACCAACAGTTACACCTACCATTACTGTAACACCAACAATTACTGTGACACCAACACCTACTGTGACACCAACAATTACTGTAACACCAACAGTTAC